TAAGGAGATTAATATGACACTAGATGAATTAATGATTAAATATGAAAGCCCAGACAATGAAACAAGTTTGGCAAAGGGAATACCAATAAAATTACTACCTTGGGTTCAAGGTGAATTTAGTAATCCTTCACGAAGGAAAGTAAGGTATGTGTTTAGAGGTGTATCAATACCAGGATTGTATAAACGACCACAATCATGGTGTCATAAACATATGGCAGATACATTTGCAATTTATAAACGTTCTAAAGTATGGTATTCAGCATGACATTTGAAAATATATTAGTAGTCACATTAGCAATTGCTAATGTCATTGTTTGGACTTGGGTAGGGATAATTATATATGTGTGATTTATTATGAATGAAACAATGGGACAAGTTAAGAAAAAACCATTGCTTGGATTAATTGCAAATTATTTACGTGAAGAAACTTCAACTGCAATTTATCATAATCCTGACAAATTAAGACATGTATTTGCTAGTCAAGGTGAGAAATTAATTAAGAATTACTTTAAAGGTAATATCCGTTCAGCTGGAAATAGCTATGATATTGATGCTGAGATAGGAACTATTGAAGTAAAATCAACAGGTGGAGGTGTTGTTAATCAGATTCGAGCTTCATATAAAGCAGTTGGCAATTTACATTCTAAAAAAGATAAGTGTGATTGGATTGCTATTGTTGATTTTGAATCTCAACGAGTTTCAGTTATACCAAACAAAGTATTTTATAAACGTGCCAAGTTAACTGAAAAAGCACATAAAGGTTCATTTACTTGGGCTGCAGATTATGCACCAAAGCGTAAAGGGACTCGAGTTGAAGTAAACACAAAACTTTTTAAAGATTATGAAATCGATGCAAACAAAGAATTTAATAAAATAGGCATGGGAGATTTATTATGAGATGGGCTGAAGCTACAATTGAAAAACGTAAGTTGGAAGGTGTTCGATTACGTTCCTGTCGATTATGGTTAGACGAAAAGGGGTTTCACCCATTTCTTGACCAAGACGAATTATTAAGACCAGATATGCAAAAAAGCATGAGTTGTAAATATAATGAGTTGCCTAAAGAGGCATGGGACTTAATGGATAAATATGATGCTGAAAAAGCAAGGAGAAGTAAGTATGCCACCTAAAGGAAATACATATAATTTTACACATTCGAAAGTGTTAAGAAGTGTTCGAGATAAAGTTATATTAACTGACTGCGATGGAGTCTTATTAGATTGGGAGTACCATTTCTATAAATGGGTTTTCGAAACTCATGGTTTAGAGCAAAAGCAAAGTATATACAGTGTTGCCAAAGCTTTAGACATTCCGTGGAAAGATGGTGCTAAATTAATTCAAACATTTAATAAGTCTGAAATGATGAAATCATTATCACCTCTTCGTGATGCTGTTAAATATGTTCGTAAATTACATGAAGAGCATGGATATTTATTTCATGTAATTACATCACAAACTGATGATCAACTTGGTCAAGCATATAGAAAAGAGAATTTAAGAAATGTCTTTGGAGATGTTTTTGATGGGTTTACTATACTCAAAACTGGACAAAATAAGGACAAAGTTCTTATGAAATGGGAAGGCACTGAGTGTTTTTGGATTGAAGACAAAGTATCAAATATTAAGATGGGAAATGATGCTGGTCTTGAAGGAATTTTAATTAGTCATAATTGGAATGATGATTGTCATGATGAAAGAAAAGTCAAGACATGGAAAGAAATTTATAATATTATTACAGGAGAATAGATGGTAAATTTAGTAACCAACAAAACTGAAGAGACTGCACACTTACGTGGCAAATCTAAGTTTTATGTTGCTGGTTGGGTTGCAAATCGTGAATGCGAAAACCCACAAGAATTGCCTAAAGAATGTAAGGGTGATAAAACCGTTGAAGAATGGCATAAAGAATACCTTACAGGCTACGGCGATTCAGTTGCAAATGGTGAGAGTCTAATGAATAGATAGTATAAATAAACCTATATCACACTATTCATAATGGCGAGGGCAGAAATGCAGTTCGAAGCTTTAAAGGCTAAACTGAATCACATCGAAATGATGGGGCAATGGTACCAACGCTATGATATATCTAAGTCTGCTTTAGAAGCAAATAAAATAATTGAGGATATTGAAAAAGAATTAAATAAGCCTCATTTTCTTGATCGTGGATGGCCTAGTGGTAAAAGTAGAAAATAATGGAGGTAACTATGGCGTTGCTGGAAGATATCGTTGATTTTTGTAAGAAAGAATTGAATATACCCCAAGAGATCTTGGTATCTGTTGAGGTTGAAGATTTATCTGAAGATAATGTTACAGGTTGGACTACTGATTCTGCTGAAGATGATGAGTACGATATTGAAATACATACACGTCTTAGTTTCAAAGAAACTATCTTAACCGTATGCCATGAAATGGTACACGTTCTCCAATTACACGAAAATCGTGAGTTTGATGAAAATGAAGCTTACGAAAAAGAGGAGTTGTTATATAGAAAATATATAAATAACTCCAAGTAGCCATCCCTACTATAAAAAGGATTTTTTTGTTTAAATAAAAAAGGAAATACATATGTTTAAAAAACTACTAGTCGCGACGGCGGCAATGGCAATATCTGCATCAACGTATGCTGGTATTAGTCTTTCGGGTTTGTACGAGGGTACACTAGATTCACATGGTGCTTACACTCAAGACATAACAACTACAATGAAAGGCACATCTGGAAGTTCTACAGTTACTGTAGTTTTAGATGGCGCTTTTGATATAGATGATATGTATGTAGAAACTACTACTGGTCCTCTAACATTTACGTTAGGTGACAAATCAGGAGATGATCCAGATTCAGTATCTATTGGTGTTAAAGCAACATCAGGTGGATTCACAGTAGGATTAAATCAAGTCTCAGGTGGTTCAGCAACTATCGATGTTGGTGGCGCACTTGCAGGTATTACATTTAATGTTACAGATGTTACTAATTCCGAAAGGGAAACCACAGCTACTTATGAAATGGCTGGTGTAAAAGCTACAGTTGTACATAATAAAGTTACCGCAGGTAACAATATTGATACAACAATTGCAACAACAATGGGTGGTTTAACATTAAGTGCTAATCATGATTCAAATGCAGATGGCACATCAGAAAATGGTGGTTCAGTATCTAGAGTTTTTGAAGGTTTAGGTACAGTTAAAGCTGAAATGTCTAAGACAGGTGCTGATGTTACAACTAAAACATTTAGTTTAACACGTGGTATCTGGACAGGCGAGTGGGAAAAAGTAGGAAGCGCAGATGGCGTTACTACTCTTAAAGCTAGTCTAGCATTTTAAAATAACTACTTACTCAGTAGTAACTCCTGGGGACTTGTAATGAGTCCCCATTTTTTTATGTATAAATATTAATATTATTATGGAGAAAATCATGGATGGAACAATGAATCACAGAAAATTGATGGGTGAATACTATAAGGATGATGGTAGTGTCGCTAAGGTATATCAAGTTATAAATGGAATGGATGGAGAGCATTCGTTTTTTTCAATAACATATAAAGATGCAGCAGGTTTACGTATAACAAATGAAGATTTTAAATATAAATCTTTAAGGTATGTTGAAGATGCCGCAGAAAATTGGCAACGCGGAATTAAACAATTATTAACGGAGTAAAAAATGGCAAGTTTCGATTTTGGCTTTACGCTGGTAGATGAAGATGAATTAGATAGTGCAAAAGAAGTTGCATCATCTTCAGCATCTGCATCAGCTGCGCAAACAAAGCTAGACAATTTATATAATGCTATTACACCTTTACTCAATAACCTTAAGGCAAATCCTGAAAAAGAATACATTAAATGGCCTAATAGAGTTGACAAGGTAGAAGCATTTGAAGGTCAAATATTAAAAATATATAAAGGTTAACTGTTTACTTTTATAGCAAAGTATGATATAATATAACTATATTTAATCAAATAGGAACTACATTATGGCAAAACGTAAGATGAGTGAAGAGGCTAAAAAGGCAGCAGCTGCTAATCTAGCTAAGGCAAGAGCAGCTAAAAAGCCAGCAGCATATAAAAATATAGCTCCAAACGTGCTGGCATTAGAAGATAACAATGGTTTATCTGTAGTGAGCGTGAAGAGGTATTTAAAGGCTCAGAAAGACAAGGTTAGTGACCTGAAGAAGGCAGTTCATCGAAATGAACGTGGTGCTATAGCTAAGTTAACTTCTGTTCAAGCTTATGTGAGAGGGTTAAATTCATACCTTAGAGATGGAATGTATCCCTTTGATTTTTATGGTGAGAATGAAGAAATTAGATTATACCATGAAGTAATTGCACATGCATATGACGAAAATGGTAATATAAAATCTGACCCTGAATTACAAAGATTAATTGATGAAGATAAAGGTTATGAATCATGAGTGGTGATGATCTTAATAAAAAAACATTTTCAAGATTAGTAGAAACATACGTAAGAACACATAAAGGTTGTCCTTATATGGATGCTATTATAGATGTATGTGATAAGAATGAAATTGATTTAAGAGATAGTAAAAAACTTATCTCAAAAGAAATAGTACAGCATGTAGAATTTGAAGCTAGAGAACTTAATCTACTACAAGGTGGTAATCCAACACATATTTTACCGCAATAGCTGTTTACTTTTACCTTGAACTATGATATAATATAACTATATTATGACCGGTTATGAAGCATTTATATTACATCACGCAATCAATTTACATTTTAATGGGTCATATGATTGTTGGAAATATAATTTTAAAACAAATATAAATGAAAAAACATATTGGAAAAGACCAGATAAATTTCAATTAACAAAGATAGGAAAAAGATTTAAAAATAAAGATGATATAATACTATACTTTGCCTCACACCAAGTATCAGGAAATAGATTTACTGGTGATATGATTAGAGACGAAGATACATATACACAGTTTTTAAAACGTATAGATAGTATATCATATTTGTTAAAAAATGAATTAGAAGAAATTTCAGATAATGGATTTGATACCCTTTTGGAAATAGATGAAACATATCCAAAAATTATCCATCTTTATTTGGAAGGCACGGTTTCTTTAGAGACTGTGTGTATAGTGAATAGGCTAACAGGTTTTATTGATAAAGCCAATTCATTTATAAGTGAGACCATTTTATGGCCTGACTTATATAAAAAAATATTAAATTATCAATCTTTCTTAAGGTTTAATGATATTAAAATGAGAAAGATTATATTAGATATTTTTTAAATTATGATACAAAGCAAACGAAATATAAATTAATACAAATCTTTAAAGGAGAAGTACAATGAGTTTTGCAGACTTAAAAGC